TTTTCTTTTTAATATCTTTAACTTGCTCTCTGTAATCTTCTGCATAAGTTAAAAATTCTTCGGTTTCATTTATCAATATAATATTTATTAAACTTTTTGTAGTGATAACCCCATTGGCTCTTGTATGGTGAGCTACCACATAAGCAGGAGATTTTATTTTAACTCTATTTCCATTTGCATCATCTACTACATAGCCTTCTTCATCCCAGGACAGGTCTTTAGCAGCTTCGATACAAGCTGACAAAGAATGAAGTGGATAATGTTTTGGAAGTTTTATTTGAAAATAATCTATAATAGATGTTAAATCAGAAGCTCTATGAAAAGGTATAATTAAGTTATTTTCATTTCTATACCCTAAAAAATACAGTTGAGTTTTTTCATAAGGAATGACTACTCTATTATAAGGACTTACCAGCTCAAATAAATAAGTATATCGTCTATCTAAAGCTTGAAAAAACTCTTCAAAATTCAAGTCTTTTTCAGTGAAATGTTTTAAGAATAATTGTCCATAATTTGCAACTCTAGCATCACCTATATCCGCTTTAAAAGCATCAATAGTTCCATTAGTGGATATATGCCAATACTCATCCCACCAGACTTTCATTAAAGAACCGTCCACTTTTTGAGTAACTACAGCACTATTCCAATCAATATCTGGAACATAAGATTCTCCATAATTACCAAACTTATCAAAAGCGTGGCACACAGGACGCCCCCATTCACCTTCAAGAAATATTATACCTCTTGCTTCTTGCACTTTTTTGAGATTAAAGTTTGAGGATAATTGATTGTATTTAAACATAACATATCCATCGTCTCTTGAAACTTTTAAATTAAAAGGTTCATCAGTTAATACTTCTTCCCAATTGGAACAAGTAGCACAAAATCTACCTAATTCAGTTGTATACATAATTATCCTCCTTTATTTATTTTAATCCATTTGCGGCAGCGGGTCAAGACCTAAACCGGCTTTTATTTTCTCTAATGTGGTTACTGGATTTTTAATTACTTCTTCTTTTGGTAATATCTCATAAATTACCATTATTTTTCTTGGAGAATGAAATTTTATGTCTAATATTTCAATATTTTTTACATAACTTTTCTTTCCAAGCCAAACATTAGCTTCAATTTCGGTTTCAAATAATTTAATCTGTATCATAATCTTCTCCCTTCAGCAGTAACTCCCAATATTTTTCATAACATTTTTTATTAACAAAATCTAAAGCGTCTTCTCGTGACATGCAAGCTATCTTAGAGATATATTTTGCAAATATTTCATTAGAAATTTTAACAGATATCATCATAAATTCATCTGGATCATATTTTATTGCCATAAACATTAAAATTAAATCTGAAGATACACTTATATTTTTATCTATCGGTACTAACATCTATTGTTCCTTTCTAATTACTTCTAATTTAAGGGTTTTTGATATTTTAGCATAACCAGTCATATTGTTTCTATTCCATATATGCGACAAAATTATTTCTATTTTATTTTTGGGATAATTAGGAAAATATTTAGAAATAATTATATTATAAATTGCATCAACATTAAAATCAATAATATCATTATTTATTTTAACGCCAACAATAGAATTTTGCCAAGCTTCTTTTGCCCTCTTCTTAGCTTCCTTTTTAGTCATGCCCAGAACTATAAAATCTGCCTCAGCTCTATCTTGATTTTCTTTTTTTGTAACCCATTCTAAGTTTTTAACGCTATTATTTCTTTTATTATGGTCTAAATGGTCAACAGTAAGGTTTTCAGCATCTGGTATTGGTTTCCAAGTATGCATTACTATTCTATGAGCAAGTTTCCAAGGTTGACTTGGAACTTCCGTTTTTACACAACAATATCCATTTTCATTTATTTTAATAGGTAATCTGCGTTTATATCTATCTTTAAAACTACCCAATGTAGAAACATAAATACCATAATCTTTGTTAAATTTCCATCTTTCAATTCTAAAACTTATTGTAGGCAACATAAAAAATCACAATTCTTTCTTTTATTTTTTTTCTATGTATATATTATACTATAATTTTTTATATAAATCAAAAATTCCCCTATTAATTAGAAGGGGAATTTCCAATAGTCCATTATATCATTAAGGTCTTTCACTTTTAAACTCAACATTTCAGCTTGCGGCGCCAGGACCCTGTCGTCGTGATAGTGACCGCATAAAAATACTGTGTATCCTACTTTTTGTAATAATTCGCCAAGCCATATTTCCATTGAATTATCCACTTTGCTTTGGTCAACACAACTTAAAAAAAGATCTCTGGGTTGCCACTCAAAAGGACAAGTGTGGGCGAGTATGAGATCGAAAGACTGACCTGTGTATTGTTTTAATATAGTATTTCGCTCTTCCTCAGTTAATTGTTCATTCTCAAACCAACCGCCATATCCTCCGCTAGCCTCAACACTGAGACGATGATACTTGTCTACTGAATATGCTCCGCCGCAAACTAAAGCAGTATATTTACCAAATTTATATTTATGCCCGTCCATTAGATAGAAAATGTTAGGATATTTAGCTTCATAATAAACATAATCCTCTACTTCTGGAAGTAAAATATTTTCCATTCCAGGAACATCTTGCGGCCGCGCCTCATGGTTGCCACGAACGCAGAAAAAATCTAAATTATTGCAATTTTTACTAACGCGTTTTTTATTTATCTTATCTCTATTTGCGATTTGCGGATCTGGTGATCTGTACCAGAAATTGAGCCCTGCATCGCCAAGTATAATAACTCCCCAGCGTTCTCCTTCAGGAACCAAAGAATTTATTACATAAAAGCGTGAAAAATCTCCATGTGTATCACCGGTAATAAGCCAGCGACTTATCATATTTTTCAACTCCTTAACCAAAGAAATATCTCTTTTTATTTATCAAATTATAATTTTTATCTTTTACAATTTCAAATGTGCTTAAACACTTTTCACAAGTACATAAATATATTATGCTATTGGGAGGATACCCCGTAGTAGTAGGTTGTTCTGTATCATATATTTTTAATATACCATTACATTCCGGGCATATAAAATCTTCATTTATTAAAATCCAATCTGGTACATATGCTTCAGAGTTTAAATATTTATCTATATACATTTGAGCTTCTTGTATATTATCAAATAATAAAGAATGGTAATACTCATTATTGGTATCGGCTTTATTTATTTCTATATATTTGCTATTATTAAAACCAAGTATTTTGCACTCGCTGTCTTTTGGTTTTATATGATAAAATTCTTTCATTTGCATATTTTATTACTCCGCAATAAAGTCTTTAAATTCAAAGTAGTGTTCATTTTCAGTTTCTAACCATATTTCATTAAAATCAAACTGGGCATAAAGCGCTCCAAGAAGAGATTTTGCGGAAACCCGCATATGAGCGCCGTCTGTCAGAACTACTTTCTCGTTAAGTTTAGTGGCGATGCCCACAAGACGGGCGGCCGCACTATCTGTATCAATATTTATTTTTACTCTCATTTATCTTTACTCCTTTCAATTTTCTTTTGGCATACCAACCATCAGTTTTGTGCAAAAAGCCTAAAGGTATTGCATTACTTGAATTACAACATTCACATTTTATTCTTATATAATCTTCTATTTCCCAACGAGTTCCTATCACAGCTATTTTTGTACCACAATTCCAGCAAGTACCAAAACGCACATACTGGATAGGGTCTTTCTTTTTTATTATTATTCTTTGTTCACTCATTGTATTTCTTACTCCTTATCCATTCTATAAGTTCACTTGTATCTGTTATTTTATTCATATCTGCATTTTTAAGGTCTGCCGCACTTACTTCGTTTGCGTTAAGAAGATTTTGGGCACCTTCTTTGGTAATAGTGATATGTTTATCGAATATATTATCGTTTGTTGATAACCGTTTATCTTTTTCATCTATACATTTTTGAATAGATTTTTCAACTTTTTAAAAAATTCATAATCATCTGTATAAAATTGAATTCTATATTCATTATCTTTAAAATAAATCTGTGCATTATAACCTGTCATTTCTTCACCTTCTTATTTTTCTATAAATATTATAACATAATTTTTTATAAAAAACAAAAAAGCGGTATGGAACAAACTTAATTATTCCATACCGCTTGGTATTTTTTTTGGCTGGGGTTACTTCGAATCGAACGAGTATCAAGAGGGTTAGAGCCTCCTATGCTAACCATTACACCAAACCCCAGTATATTATTAAATTATTTCCCAATCTTCATCAGAATATAATTTAATATCTTGTTTTTTTCTTGGTAAACCATATGAATCACACCATTTACGAACAGCATTATCACTTACCCCAAATATTTTACCGATTTGAGAAAAAGGTTTATTACGAATTAAATTTTTTAATTCTATTCTATTAGGCTTATTACTTTTTCGTTGAGTTGAAATTTTTTTATTTTGTCGTAAAGGATAATTATAGTTTGGTAATCGACGACTTTTTCCTGTGTTAATTGTAGAAATAACATCTTGCCCTACACCATATTTTTTAGCAATCTCTTTTTGTGATATATCGCTATTCTAAAGCAAATCATATATTTCTAATAATTCATTTTTATTAATTTTTATCGAGTTTCCAAAACCGCCATTAAATTGTCCACCAAGAATAGCATTATATCCATTAAAATAACTATTATATTTTTGAATATAATACTATTCTAATTCATCTAATTCGCTCTAAGAACATTCTTGCAATATTTCAAACTAGAAATTTTCAAGACCATATTTTCTAAAAGCCCGTGAAAGAATAGAGTTATAAGCAGAAGAAGTGGTTTGAAAGGCCCTTTGTTTTTCTTTACGCCATCTTTCTTCTATATTAAAAGATTGACCGATATAACAATGTCCATTTATTAAATTTGTAATTTTATAAACACCACAAGCCATTTTCACTTTTCCTTTCTGTATTTTTAATATATATAGAAAGTGCCTTACACACTTTCTATATATATTATATTACAAAATTTTCAAAAAGTCAAGAATTTGCGGGAGTATAAAGTCCAGTACGGCGCCATACATATGTGGTATAGTATGGTGGCATGTTGTTGTGAGGTTTGGAACCGCCTGCTTCAGCAATATAGCCGTCACTTGTCAAATTCTTGCTGTTGTTATAAATGCCGTATCCGCCCGACGTAGCAGTATAGGTGCTTTGAGGGCCGTGTATTAAATCATGATTATGTTTAGGCATCTCACTAATATCAAGAGTGTGGTCTGCTTCGCCGCCGCTTTTGCCTGCTATATACTTGCCGCCTGCCGCAAGTATAAATTGACCTTTAACCTATACCCAGGTACCGCCAAATAAAGCATTAGGAGAATTGGGGCCAGTTTCTACATAAACAATATTAACTCTATTGAGTTCATCTTGATTTAAAATAATTTCATAATCAGATTTAGTTTCTGTTTTATAATAAAAATAATTTTCTGAAAGCTCTGTTGGTTTTGGAAGCAGTAATACATATTTATTATCTGAATTTTTTTGGTATACCTCTTCAACTTCATTTAATTTTTCTTGGGTTTCTATTAAAGTAAATATTTCACTTTTATAGTATTTATTTTCTACCCAAGTTTCTGGCTTTTTTTCAAGTGCAGTAAATTGCGGCTCGGCTTCATCATTCCAATAGTAATCACCCCGCGGCCGCACATAGTTCATCAATAATTTAAAACTATCAGTCACTTGCTTTTGGTCATTTATTGTAGTTACAAAAGGCTCTAAAGCTTTGGTTTGGTCTTTAGTATAATACTATTTATTTAATTCTGTTTTAACACTACCTAAAGAAGCAGCTTGATTTTTATAATTTGTAGTTCCTTCATTTATTACATCATTATAAATTGTAATAAAATAAGTTTTATCATCATCAAGATTTGGACCTTGTCCAATAAAACTACTTAATCTCTATCCTGTTTCAGCCATTTACACTCTCTCCTTCCTTTTATTTAGCTTCCGCAATTTTCCATGTATTATTTACTTTTATATAAAAGCTAGCTTGTTTCCATTCACCATTAACCTTAACATAAGGTATTGCGGTTTTCCATACTCCATTTACCTTTACGTGAGCCAAGCCACCAGCGGTTTTTACTGTGATTGTAGAAGTTGGGTTTGATACTCCGTTAACTGGATTAGTAGCTCTAACTTTAATCGTATATTCAGTATTTGGATTAAGGCTTTCTATTATTTGTTTGTTAGTTACTCCTATCGTGGTACTAAAATCTTTCCAATTATTATCACCATTAAGTGAATATTGCCAATTTTCACAGTTTATGTTTGCGGTAGTGTTTATCATGAAACTATTGGTGGTAATATCAGTTATATTCATAGTAATAGTAGGGCCATTTCTATCTATTTTAGTTAAAGTTATATTACCACTGGCACTTCCGCTATTTGGTTTTACGTCATTGCTAAAACTTGCAGAAATAGTTGCGGTCTTTGACCCATCAGTATTATGAGCAATAGTAATTGTTTTTTCCCCTATATAAATCCAAGAGTTTTGTGGGAAACTAATATATTTTCCTCTATTATTCCAAGTAAAATACTATCCTTGTATATATCCAGCAAGTACAGGCCCTTGCATGTAAGAACCATATATATTGCGAATGTAGGCCGATATCTTTACAGTCGAGGCATTATTTACTGCGGAGACTGCGGTTTCCGCAGCCTCCAATTTAAATTCCCAGTTAGGGGAAGAGCTTGTTGTTCCTAATATTGTTGCCATTGTTAATTACCTCAGTTATATTTAAGATATATGTCGCCATTGTTACCATCTGAATCTTGTGGTAAGTTGCTGCCGCAAGTTATTTTTTTAGCTCCAGAGTTATCAGAGGAATTTGATACATAGTAATTAGTTAGTTTAGTAGGGAGATCTGTGGTTTTTGTATAATTATCTAAATTGTTTATATCTTTTATCATACCTTTTATTAAATCTGCCGTGGTAGTTGAACCTCCAGAATCTTCTTTTAGATATTGATCTAAATTCAAATCTTTAACAAATTTACTCCAAGGAATGGCTTTATTAGAATAAACTGTGTCATTACCGTTTGAGTCTTGCTAAATTATTACAATATAAGTGTTGTCATTTGGAGAATCATCATCTGCAACAAACGCACTTAATTTAACAGTGGTTTCATCAGTTATATTTTCATTTGCCATAGTTTACTCACTCCTTATTTTAACAAAACCTGTATAATATTTTCATTAACTCTTTTTAAAACTCTTATATTAGTTTTACCATCGGCCGCAGTACCAATACCGCCGTCCGCAGGCTTAACATAACCATTTACTTGGCAAGTTCCATCATCTCGTAAAAAGAGTTTACCAACCATACCTACTGGAGACCATTCTGGACGTTGTGAACGTGGTATATATTGTTCTTCTGGATTGTAGTTGGGGTTAAGTTTCGGTCTTGTTCCGGTTTTAATTATTTCAATTTCTTCACCTGTTTCAGGATTAACCCTTATGTCTTTATATTCATAAGGCTCATATATAAGTCTACCAAAGTCATCTTTAAGATATCTTCCTTGCCATTCACTCTCATAATTATTACCAAGAACAGCGACTGTGCCGCTTATAATACCAAGAATTTCATCACCAAAGTTAGCATATCGAATTTTATCTCCGTCAAGGGCGACCACTCTACCTACCCGGTCTTCATTGTCGGGGTTACCATCTAACCATTCAAAAAACTCCGCATAGTCTGCGCCCTGACTAGAAACAGCGCCTGCAAAAAATCCGTTTCCATCTTTATCAACGGTAAATGCGTTTCGGCGGTCACTTGCGGATGTTCCGTTGCCAACCTCAAACAAGGTATCGGTCTTGTTCTTGTTATATTTACCTATAACGGTTTGATTAGTATGTCCAGCAATATTCCATTGACCGCTTGCGTGTGAATATTGACCGCTTGCCACCGTATTATATCCTTCTGCGTGGGAATAAAGTCCGCTTGCAGTTGTGCTTTGCCCTTCGGCGTGTGAATAGTCGCTGCTTGCAGTTGTATTATATCCTTCTGCGTGGGAACGGGCGCCGATTGCCTTTGTCCCTTGCCCTTCTGCGTGGGCGGAAGTGCCGCTTGCCGTTGTGTTAATACCTTCGACGTGCGAATAGTCGCCGCTTGCAGTTGTATTAAGACCTTCGGCAGTTGCTTTTGTGCCAAGCGTTGTGCCGCTTTTTTGTCCTGCGGTTATATAATTAGTAGTCTTTAGAATCTCTTGTTTTTTTGGTTTGCTAAAATTTAATTGGTTCTTATTAAGGTAAGCATTATAATTATAAATAGATGGTGTCTCACTAGTTGAAGCCGGTTGAGCTACCGAAGAAAACATAATATTGATTACATTTTCAAGGGCAGGGGTATACCCTGAACGATAAGTCAATGCAGATGCCCTTAAATTTAAATGCCATAAATCGTTTGTCGGGTCTGCTACTTGTGTTATTACTGTATAGCCATTTAAGACTTTTTCAGCAATATCTAAAAACTCGTTCTCGGTGCATTTATTCTGCAAAGTATAGAATGGAATAGTATATACTTTATTTGATATAACTTGTATTTCTCCAAATTCACGATTATTCTTCTATAATATAATTTTTAAACCTTGTATATTATTATTGTTTATAAAATCACTAAATGTAATTCCATCATTATTATCATAGTTTTCCATATATAAATTGTATGTTTTACCTCCATACGGAACACCTTTTACCACAACGGTTTTACCAGCTTTATATAATTCAATTAATCTATTATATTCAGCCTCACTTAAACTTGAAGTAGTGTCTTCAGGATCAAGATAAGGAATTACATAAACATTATAATTTTCATCATATTCCCAAGAGTCATGAAATCCCTTTCCACTCCAATTTATTCTTTGTACAAATACTCTTATAGTAGCTTCATTTCTACCTTTAAATAACTCTTCGTTGTAAGCATTTGTCCAATAAGGGGCTGCAAATGAATAAATTGAAATATGGAGAGGGTCTTCGTTAGAATAAGTAGTACCTTTGCGTTTTCTGGCATTTACTAATGGGAGAATCATAGAATTTTTTGTATCTGGATTAACAAAATGACAAAAAACTGGTCTTCCAGATTGCTCTGCTTCAAACACTTCTTCAAATGTAGTTATACCATATTCTGCAATAAAAGGTACTATTGAGTTATTTGTGTTATTAGATATATTACCTTGTTGACTTTGGCTCTCAACAGTTTGCCATTCATTACCTTCGCCTTCACCAATCCATATATAAACACCTTGTCCTGTCTCTGCAGGAGTTTTACTTTTTAAATTATAAATATCACCAATAGCATTGTCACTTTTTGGTAATTCAGTTTTATTTTCAACCTAACCCTTAAAAGTTATTGGATATGAAGTTCCACCAATAGTTATTTTATAATTATTTTTAAGATAACCAACATCTCCAGAAAGTATATCCCAATCATTATTGCTTGTTCTTACTACATTATCTCCAGCTTTAATACTATGATCTAAATCTGCATTTTTTATATTCCACACATCACCTGGTTTTGGAGGTGATTCTAAATTTTCTAAATCTGAATAGTTGTTCACAGAACCTTTATAATTAAATACTGTCCCAAGGGCTTCTATATCTTCTTGAGTTGCTAATTGATTAGTTGAACTAGCCTCAGAAGGAATTTTGCTTTCAATATCTTCTATATCTAAAGCATTTTTTAAATCTTTCTTTTTTATGTTATTTTCTAAGGTTAAATCGGCAATTGTAGTAGTTTTATCTACTTTTTTTGTATCAGTAATTTTACCTCTTCCTTTGTCAGTATCTATATATAATTCGTTATTATCAGTTGCATATAAAATTTGACCATCGATTGGTGGTACCTTATCAAGATTTCCACTTGAACCTCTTTTATATCTAACTTTTGCCATTAAAATTTCCTCCTTTATTTTTATTTTCTATATAAGAATGAAAATCACTATTTTTTATTTATAAATAATTGACCAAAAAGAAAAAGGCGAGGATAAACCTCGCCTTAAAATTATTATGGCTGGGGCGCCAGGACTCGAACCTAGACTAAGAGAGTCAAAGTCTCTGGTGCTGCCGATTACACCACGCCCCAATATGCGGAAGGCCGCTCAAACGGTCTCAGGACCGGCGGCCGCATACTCCTCACCAGTAAGTTGTTTGTATTGTCTTTTCAACTTCTGGATTATTCTTCCATTATCTTTTGGTCTTTCAGTAAGTATTGCTATACGATTTTCAAGTTTAAGTTTTTTAATTTCTTTTGTCATTGTTATCTATATCCTTTCTTTGTTGTATGTAATGGTCTGGGTGAAGGGACTTGAACCCCCGACCTCTGGTTCCCAAGACCAGCGCTCTGCCAAACTGAGCTACACCCAGATTTAATAATCTTCAAGCAATGCTAAAATCATTCCTATTATAAAAACTGCTACACAAACATATATCGGTTCAATACCCATAATTTCCTCTTTTCTTATTTTCTATAAATATTATATAATAATTTTTTATAAAAATCAAAAAATAAAAATGGTGTGCGTGAGAGGGCTCGAACCTCCGGCACGTAGATTAAAGGTCTACTGCTCTTCCAACTAAGCTACACGCACATATGGTGCTGGAACTCGGAATCGAACCAAGATCTGAGGATTACAAGGCCCCAGTACTGCCATTGTACTATTCCAGCATATTGGTTGAGAAGGTGAGACTCGAACTCACGACCTACCGCGTATCAGGCGGGCATTCTGACCAACTGAACTACTTCTCAATATCTTTTGGTGGGAAGCCAGAGATTTGAACTCTACCTAAGAGTGCCACAAACTCTCGTGCTACCACTACACTAGCATCCCCATATAATTGGTACCCACTATAGTAATCGAAACTATATCTCAAAGTTCGTAGCTTTGTATCCTATCCGTTGAACGAAGTGGGCATATTGGTACCCCTACTCTGAGTCGAACAGAGATTAGAGGTTTAGAAGACCCCTGTTTTATCCATTAAACTATAGGGGCGTATGTGGTGGGTCAGGCAAGGAATCGAACCTGCTCCTTCTGGGCTTCAACCAGACGCTTCTACCAAGTTAGCTTCTGACCCTTATGGTACGCCCCCAGAGAGTCGAACTCCGTGTCATCGTGTATAAGACGATTCCCCAAAACCGTCGAGGACAAGGCGCATGTTTATTCACTAAATTTCCATTTAAATCCATAAGCAGTTTTTCTTTTACCTTTACAAACATCAGAAATATGACTTGTAGCACCATTGCTTGTAGAAGTAATTTTTCCTAAGGCTTCAGCCGCAGCTTTTGTAGACGGAAAACTTTGTATAAAGTTTCCTTGTAAATCATACTGATTTACTGTTTTGCCAACAGCCATTTGAACAGCTTGTTTATTTGGAGTAATTGGTTCATTTTTTAGTTTTAAAATTCTTGAAACACTATCTTCTGATATATTTAACTGTTCTGCCACTCTTTTTATTATTGGTAATTTTCTATAAGTTGTTACAACTAAATCATAATCGATATATTTTTTTCCATCACCACCCATTGTGGCATTATAACCATTTTTAAAAGAACCTAATTTTTTAATCCAATAACATTCTCTTTCTTCTGGATTTTCAGTTTCTTCAATGAATTCTATGTGAAAATGTTCTGTTCCATATTTATTCATTGCTGAATACAAAGGTCTTTTTTCCATTTGTCTTCTATTTCTATCTTTACAATGTTCTTTAAATCGTTTTTCAATAGACCCTTCTGTTTTTCCAACATAAATTTTTCCATTTATATCATTGATAATCTAATAAATATATGCCAAAATTAATTACTCCTTTATAATTATTATGTTTAGTATCTGTCGAAACCAATGCTCACCACGTGGAGGTTCTAAACTTTGAGCATCTGGACCATGTGGAAATCGAATCCACCTGATTTTCTGCTTGCAAGGCAGATGACCACCCCTTGCAGTCCCATGGCCCCATATGGTACTCGCTGACGGGCTTGAACCGCCGACATCTACCTTGTAAGGGTAGCGCTCTCCCAGCTGAGCTAAGCGAGTATGTATAGCTTTCCTTTGCACCATAAGGCGAGGAAAGCCTGGAGGGCCCGCATAGAAGACCAGCCAGTGAGACTTATAGCCTCAAGTTTTAAACCCATTACTGCTGGGGGTTTTGGCGCACACCCGAGGTGTCGATCCCCATGACTTGCGTCACCACCGGTTTTCAAGACCGGGTTGCGGGCCGCCGCAATTAAGTGTGCATATGTAAAGCAAAGAAAGCAGCGATATCTCTGCGCCTCGGAGGGATTTGAACCCATAGGTTGGTGCCAACTTGTATTTATTCAAGAACCTGTCGCCTGGCCTCGGACTTTTCTTTGCTTTGGTCGGAGTTGAGGGAATCGCACCCACTCGGATCTAAGATTCTGGTTTTACAGACCAGCGCCCCTACTTTAAAGCTCTAAACTCCGATATATGTGTATGGCACGGCTGAGGGACTCGAACCCTTATCTCTGGTTTTGGAGACCAGCATTCTAGCCAAATTGAACTATCACCGCATATGGCGCGGAGTGAAGGATTCGAACCTTCGGAACGGGTAATCGCCCGATCAACGGTTTAGCAAACCGCCGGTTTCAACCACTCACCCAACTCCGCATATAACAATACTCTTAATTTAATCATAGATGTAGACCTTCGCCTTACCTACTTACTATCTTCACATTTAATCAGCCACCGAGAAGATAAGTCTGAACCAAAAGGCCGTCGCCTAATGATTTCTTACCCTAAACCGAAGTTATAAACTCGTGCGGGAATGGTCACCCGCTCATTTCACCCATCATTCAGAAAGTAATTTGATAATAAAACTATTTATCACTTGTTCTATCTGCTCTATCTGTCATGGTATTGAGCTACTTTGACTCTGTAAACACTTATAGTCAGATTTCTCTGACATCACTACCAAACTCCTTGTTAGCATTTCCAAGGTCTGCCGCAGTTGCTAAGCTACAACCTAACTTGGATTATTCCCCACAGGGGCGTCTATTGCGGAGCCGTGTCCACTGATGCCTTAATATGCGATAGAGTAAGCACATACTCGAACCTTTAGGAACTATCCATATCGTGTATAACCTCACGGTTTCCACGCCCACACGCTACCAAGTATCCCAAGTAGCCGACACTATATGGGGGTAATCAAGCATTCTCAGCAACGGTGATTAGCCGCTCTTCACTGAGTTACTCTATAATTAAATTAAGAGTATTCTTAATTTTTTTCTGTATATATATTATAACAAAATTTTTATATTTTGTCAAATAATATGTAAAGGGTTCACAACACCAAGAAAAAACAAACCAAAAGGCTTAGATGTAAAAAGAAGATGTTGGTAAATTCTTTTTGTTTCTAATACATTTTCAAAATATATTAGAACCGATATCAACCCATAGCTTAGCGATTTTACTTTTCGGCTAAGATCTCGGATTATGGGTCTTGTTAAAAAAGAAAGGTAATAGACTTATTGTCTATTGGATGCGGGAGTGGGATTCGAACCGCACGACCTCCAGCTTATGAGGCTGGTGACTTAGACCTCTGGTCCATCCCGCCATATGTATAAGGGGATATAATCCCCAAATGGTAAGTAATAATAGAAATCTGAGATTAAAATTTCTGCCAGTACATCTTAATAGCCTTATGTTTTAGCTATTTATCCACTTACTTTTGGTAAGTAATGTCCGTGCCTGCGATTTTTATAGACTTCGCCATATGTCTCTAACAAACGCGTACTCGATTTTCAATTCCACTATTAGTCTTGCGGACTATTCGCGAGAGCTACCTCGTTATAGTTTCACTCTAATCAAAGATGGTCGGCTTGCGGCTTTCCATCCCCTCTGTTCTTACCACAGAGGTTTAAGACACTTTTCTTCGTTTGCGACAGTAGACTTTTGCTTTGTAGTATAACAACTTCGTTTATCATACGAATGCTCTACCAACTGAGCTACTCGGCACTCCCGCGCCAAGATGGGACTCGAACCCACGCAAACTATTTTATTTCGACAAAAGACGAGCTACTGTTGTGGTTTCAATGACTTTTGGTCATCAAAATGCCACTCGCCTCTAACACTTTCCTTTACTTCGTACTCGTGCTTCTACATTCGCCGTAGTGAATATAAATGGATAACGCTCTTAACCTGTTAAGTCTTGAACTAAAACCCTGTGGTTTATTATACCTTATTTTATCCTTTTGCGTAAGTCTAGCCTCTTGCGGAAGCACTATTCTCAACCATTTGGTCATTGAATAGTTTGTTGACTAATCAAAAATAAGTTAGGACGCGGTAAATCACATCCGAAGGTGTCTTTTCAACACCAACTAATTTTTCACATTGCTTAGGGTACCACTTGCGTGGTGGAGCTTTGTCAGTATGCTCCTTTCACTCCCTCGCGGGAGGTTATCTGCTAAGCCAGACATATAAATAATAAGGTTCAAAAGAACAATATTATTTTTTATGTATTTTTTAAATTTGTATAAATATTATACAAAAATTTTTTTAAAAAATCAAATATGGTACCTGCGGGCGGGGTTGAACCGCCAACCGACGCCGTATGAAGGCGCTGCTCCAGCCAATTGAGCTACACAGGCTTATGTACACGGCGTCGGCCATTCCGCTCCGCCGGCGCCTTTTCTACTTATACTGCGGCGCCATCACTACTTGCGGCGTCGCTTAATTACTAGTTTTAAGGTCAACTAACCGCACATTTGTTTCGTAGAGGAATTTTTGCTTTTCCTTGGTGACACTGGAGAATTCTGCCATCCCATTTCCGGCTTGAGAGGCCGGCTTCCTATCTTTTAGAAGACAGTGCCATATAAATATCACTTTCCCTCAACCTACTTGTTACTCTTGGGATTTGAATATTATGGGTGAATTACATAGCGTAGGGTTGCATAGTAATTAACCATTGTCCATAATAAAGTGATATGTAATAGCGCCTCATAGTCAGTAGGAGCCGGTTAGACCGAAGTCAGTTGCGGATTACTCTTACCCTTGCTCAAGCCGGCGGCGCATAACTAATGCCGGGCGATATTAAGGTATTGTAGTGTGCGAAAGCCACTGGTGACCTCTAGGGCATTTGAAACCCTGTTGCTGGGATGAAAACCCAGTGTCCTAGACCGCTAGACGAAGAGGCCAGATATGTAACTACCACCCTAACACCGCATCTCTGCCTTACACAGTTGCTTTTGCCCTTAATATTAAGGTCTCAGGGTTAGTGGTTTGGCGGCTGTACTGTTAACCCTTTTTCCAATTCATATTTTTATATTTCTTTTTTGATTTTCTATATATATTATAACAAATTTTTTATAAAAAATCAAACAGAGATTTTTTGGCGGTATTACGGGGAATTGAACCCCGGTCTCTAGGGCGACAACCTAGCGTACTGACCACTATACTATAACACCATATTTTTCTTAACTTTCTATAAATATATTATATAATATTTTTTATAAAAAATCAATAATATATGTATTGGAGGGTTTTAGTACCACACCAGCCGGAGTCGAACCGATTGGTTGGGGAATTGAACCTTGCTTACCCACCGGGACACCCAGTGCCCTCATCTAACTTAGCTGCGGCCGCAGCTAAACCCACACTTTGTACTCCCCGGATCCGCACATGAAAGGAGGCTGTGGGCACCTTTGGCGGGACGTCAGGGACTCGAACCCCGGACCTAAGGTTTAACAGACCTTCGCTACCACCAGCTGAGCTAACGTCCCATATCCGCAACTTATTTTTTGTAGATGGAGTTGCTAACCACCGGTTTGTTTTACTTCGCTTTTTATTTATTATACTCTCTACCAACCGCTAAGCTACATATACCCACTAATGGTCGCGGGCAAAGTAGTAGTTTAAACAAACAAAATCCGTGCTCTGTGAGAGTACATATTAAAAATATGTATTTATTGGTACAGGTGAGAGGAGTCGAACCTCCAAAACACGGCTTCTTAGACCGCTCTCTATGCCAATTCGAGTACACCTGCATATGTAATAGAGGTTTTTTATTCCTCTACATATTTCCATTTATAGCCATAAGCACTTGGTCTTTTACCTTTACACACTTTTCCAATAAAGCTTCCATCTTTTTTATCCAAGCTTTTAGCTGCCTCAAGACAATTCAAATGAGTAGCAATATAATTACCTTGCAAATCATATTGCACTACTTTTTTAATAGACTTTATTGGAACAATATTTTCTAAAACATCAACTTTTTGATTAGACCAATAATATCCCCCTGCACTATTACGAATACCTCGTAAAACTTTACCAACTGAAGCAGAGTTAATATTAGTTTCTTGTTCTATTTGTTTTGTGCTAAGCCACTCTTTTATAAAACAACCATTTTTATCGTATTGAAAAATTAAAGATTCTTGATTATTTGCTTTTAATCTAGCTTTAATTTCACCACGACGATGACTTTCATTAGAAGAATAGTTTTCATAACCCATTAAATAGTTTTGTATTGTACTATGTCCTAATCCAGTTTGTTTAGAAATATCAGAAATACACAATCCTAAATCCCATAATTTTTGAACAGTTTCAGCATTGTCATAAACCACGCCTTGACCACCTAAAGTAGAATTATATCCGTTTTCAAAAGAATTATAATATTTTATCCAATATCTTTCTCTATTATCTAATTCTTCTGGCTAACATTCTTCAATAATTTCAAAATTAAAATTATCTATGCCATATTTTTGTATAGCTTTATATAATTTTGTGTTTCCGTGTTTGGCTCTATTTTTATGTTCTTTCCAACGATGTTCTATTTGAACACTTTGTCCAATATATACTTTTTGTGTAATCTAATTCGTAATTTTATAAATACCTATCATTTTAATAAAACTCCTTCTTAACTCCATAGAATAAATATAAAAGAAGAAGAGGGAGTTTACTCTTGTTAGTAAAGTAGCTAACTTTACCTATCTTCTTTTATTGGTAGTGCGAGTGGGACTCGAACCCACACTGGATAGATTTTAAGTCTATTGCCTGCTGCCTATTGGGCTACCGCACCATATGTAAAGAGAGAGGAAGGTGGACTATTTGTGATACAGCGCCGTCCACCATGGCCGCCACCCCGTGAAATTGTACTTCTTGTCGGACTCGCACCGTGGGGAATTTTAATATAGTAAAAATACGGTAAATCTAATTTTGAGTTCTTGCCCAAATTTTTTCTTTTATTTTTACTGTATAAATATTATAACAAAAATTTTTATAAAAATCAAATTATTAAATTTCCCAAGAAATTTTTATATATTGACAATCATAATTATAATACCCAGAAGATGTTCGAAAGCCTTCCGCCTGGGCGCACTCTGTCAAGGTATTCAAGTAGAGGCTTATATATTCATGATTTGCGATATAATAACGTATATAAGCGTCTCCTTCTTTTGCCGCTTTCTTAATATCTTTTTTATATTTATGTTTCCAATCACGCTTTGCGTTTTTTATAACTCTTGCACGAAAATTATCTATTGCTTTTTGATTTTTATTTTTAGCTTGTTTGGTTATTTCTTGAATTTTATTATAAAATTTCATATCTTTTTTACTTTCTATAAATATCACAAATATCAATAATAGTATCAGACAAATCCACCCATTTCGGAAAACGCTTGATTATTTTAATATAATCTTTCGGAATGGAAATAGTATCACCGTTGTCCGCAAACACCAACTTATCGCCTACTTGAAGTGCGACACAAGTCTGAGTTCTTCCATCTTCAAAAGTTTCTTCAACAATAACTTGTTCAGCTTTAAACATTTTTATTTATTTCCTTTCTTTTTTATTTTCTATAATTATTATACATTATTTTTTATAAAAAATCAAAAAGATTTTTCCTCCCAGCCTACTTTATCATAGACCGGGGCAAAGGTTTTAACTTTTTTATGATTAACAACACCCATTATTCTTTTATTACCATTTTTTTCTTTTAGATAAATGCGTGCTTGATCTGCGGTCACAGCTTCTCTGCCGCGAGGGTCGGTTAATTTTTTGCATATTCTTTCAATCTCTTTGAAATCCCAAGTATTCATTTCTAACCAAGTGCCTTTGGCTTGTATAATGAATACAGGCATTCCGTTTTTTATAACCGGATCTGCGTCTTTTATAGTGCCGCACCAGTGAATATCATACTCATTATGGATGTCTGTAATAATTAAATGTGTTTTAACTTTTACTTCTATCATACAATTCTCCCCTCAAAGAACTTTTTCATATCTTCATTGATATCTCTGGTTTCTACATCTTCACTATGTGGAGCTTCTTTAGATATGTGATTAGGGTTGTTTTGTTTCCAACAAGATAAAAAATGCTTGACAAGTTTTTCTTCTTCTTCAAATTTTTTTGAACAAGTCGGACAAACATACATATCAATAAGCAACTCCTTTTTTATTTTCTATAAATATTATATCATAATTTTTATTAAAAATCAATATGTAAAAATATAATGGCAATAATAATAATTATTGCCATTGTATAATATCAAAAAATTCCAGTATTAGAACTAAAAGTAGGCTCTATGGAAGAGACTGCTATTAGCTGAAGAAACGGCAGAATTTATGCTATTTTCTTCTTCTTTTTCTTTGCAAAGACAAGCTACATAAGGATTTTTCTTATAATACTTATAATCGTCATTGCTCGCAAAATAGTTGACAATAGTTTCTACATCCTCTTCAGGCAATCCTTTAAATAAAGCAATATCTAAAAGCTCTTTTGTTTCAAGAGTAGATTTCAATAAAGCTATTCTTTCTATTGTTCTATAAGAAAATAAACATTCAATACCGGCTTTATCTACAATCTCTCTAAATACATGAGCAAAAGCAACTAGATCTTTATCCCCTTGAGCCATGTTATTTTCAATAGTAGGTGAATAATCAATGTTTACCATAGCAAAACGGTCAAGAGAAGCCCTATCAAGACAATATCTTCCAGTGTAATTAATGTCCGCACCAAGACCGTTTGTATTGCCTGCCGCAATTACATGAAAGTCGGGATGAGCCTCAACCTTTCCATTAGGAAAGTCAAAATATTTATTTGCTATTGCGGCGTTCAAAATAACAAGAACTTCAGGAATTGACGCATCCATTTCATCAAGGAAGAAAAGACCACCTTGTGTGAAAGCTTTATAAAATTGAGTTTCTTGATATTTACCATTAGCATCAATAAAACCTGTCAACTTATATTCTTGAGTTACAGCATTGGTGAAGAAAAACTCAAGACCCAAAGCTTCGGCGACTTGCTGGCAAATAACATTTTTACCTGTACCAGCTTTACCAGTTAAATAAACAGGCATGTTAAGACTTACTATTTTAAGAACTTCATCGAATTTTTCATGTAAAGCACCGTTTATTTGAGTTTTTTTATTTGGTAATTCAATTACATGCTTCTGCGGTTTACATCCAAACTCTTCAAAAATTTTCTTTTCTACTTCTGGATATACCAAATCATATATTTTTTTAGACTCATTTTTTGCTATTTCGTTAATTATATTTTCAATTGAAGCTTCTATTCCGTTCATTTTATTACTCTCCTTTTATAATTCCCAAAGTTTTTAATATATAGTTAAAATCATAATTATTCTCTATTATACCTATAGCAGTAATACATTTTGGTGTTTCTATTTTATTTTGAAAATATTCTTCAATTTTTTCTCTAAAACATTTGTCGGATAGAGCTGCTCCATAACCCCAGCTAAAATTAGATGTAGAAATAAGCGGACAAGTTTCTAAATATTTAAAACCTATTCTACGAAATATTGCTGGGTTAATAAGAGGAAAACATATTTTTTGTAAATTAAATCTTTCTCCATAATTTTTTACATCTAACATAGAGCAAATAATCTCTTCACCAGCATTACCAGTGTAAATAGAAGTACTAAGTTTTGTTTGAATGCCATAATTTTCTATTAGGTTTAAAACACTTACTAAAACAGCTCCAGCTTTTAAAATATCTTGACTTTCTGTATTACAATTACAATCCATAGAATAAAAAACTCTTAAAGTTTTTTGTTTTTGTGGTTTTTTTATAATATTTATCATAGAATCTGGTTTGTTTTGTAAAGTGTTAGGCACATTTGGGATAAAACCAATTGGCATATTTTTAATTTTTCTGGTGCTTTGAAACAATATTTGATTATTTTGTTTAATAATTGTTTTTACATTTTGTAATTTTTCTACATCACCATTGATTAATAATCTAATAGCATCCTCATATGTTTTTGTGCCAGACCAGTTTTTATTATCATTTGGTTTTTGAGAAGAATTACAACCTTCCATATATTCAGATTGTGGTCTGGAATTTATGGTATTTAACAGCTTTCCAATAGTAGGAAAAGATTCAAACTTAAAAGCCATATCTATTTTCCCCTTTCTTTTAATTTTCTATATATATTATACTATAATTTTTATTAAAAATCAATAGGGTTTTATATTTCCAACTCTTCACATTCTATCCCATGCGATTTAAAATAATTCTGAATTACTCTACGCTCACTACACGGGTTTGTGGTTGCTTCGTGCACAATAAAAACTGCAATAGGTTCACCCTGATAATGAGTTACTGACCGCACTTTTTCACATAAAGCTTCTGTTCTTTGAAGAATTTCATTTATATTAAGTTTATCTAACTGTTCCGCATAAACTCTTAAGAACTCGCAATCCTCTGGGTGTTTTGGATTACAAGCTCCCCTACACAAATTCTCACAAGCGGCACCAGGAGCAAACACATCTGCGCGCAAGCCATTTATTACATTATTTTTATCTATGAACCGGTGGGTTTGCGGCCGCCCCTGATGAAACCATTTCGGGTCCCAGAGAGCGGTAGATATGGGAATCATATTCGGCTTAAAGAACCTGATTTTATAAAAATATGATGTGTATATTTTCATTTTGTTACTCCTTTTATTATATGTAGATGCGGCCCGGCTCGATCTGAGTTCCTCGAGTCGGGTTGCCGCAATCTTTAAGGAACAAATAGTACTTCAGAACTTTTACAATTTCTATAGGTGATTGTATTGGTTTCATATATTTTAAGTATATATAAACTTAAATTAATTTTCCATTCTTTAAACATTCGTTGAAGTTCAGCTAATTCTAAACATCCAGATAATTGTAAAGGGCCTTTCCATTTCATATCTGGATATAATTCTGGAGATCTAGACTTACCGTCTCTGGTAAAGAACGGTCCACCTCCATCTATTTGTTCATACCGGTATATTTTCATTATAACCCCAATCTCTCCATAAGCTCTTTCAGATTATCTTTTTCCTGGTCTGTAATCTCTGCTGGCTCAAACTTAGTCTGCGCGAGTACCGGCTCCGCAGAAAAGTCAAAACCATCGCTAGTAGATACACTTACTTCACCTATTGGATTTTTTGGGCAAGTAAGAGAAATTGCTACTTGTATTTTCTCCCCGCCTTCTTTACTCCATACATAATGTTTATTTGCGCTTTCTCCAATATAATCAGCGCCAAAAGCTTCTTTAATTTTATCTATTACTAATTTTTTAGCATCTGCTCCACGAGCCATTAATCTTCATTCCCTTCTGCTTTATTGCATTCATAGCAAACATAATCTTTTAATTCTTCGCTCCAGTGTTTTTCATAGTTATAATACCTACCGCCGCAATGAGCACATATGAAAGTTTCTTTTTCTGCACATTCTGGGCATATTAATTCATCATAATGATTTACATAAATGGTATCGTCATACCAAACCTTGCGACCGCAGCAATCACAGAAATGGTAATCATCACAGTCGCTACTTCCATGTTCACACTCACAATCTGAGCACATCATACTATCTTGCCCATTTATATAATTATCTTCGCACCATAAGCAAGGTACTTCCGCACCAAGCTCAATTTTAATGTTTGAAACATAACTATTCTTTAAAAACATATAGTAAGGTCTTAAATAAATGCTTGATTCCTTTAGGTCATTAAAATTTCTTGTATTTTGAGGGTCAACTATTACATTATATTTATCATAGATTTGTCCATCCATTACAAAATATCTACCTGTGTCTAAATCTACTTCTATATCTGAATTACTATACCTAAAGTTTTCTATATAATCATTGAACCAGCCGCACCAAGTTTCTTGATAAGTACCGCCAAACCAATCTTTATGGAGAGGAGCTAATTCTGAGTCAAACACTTTTTTCACTACCTCTAAAGCACCCTCACTAAAGAATGGATATTGCCGTCCCGCAAAACAAACTTTAAAGAGTTCGTCAAAATGAATTAACATTCTCCATTTTTTACTATTCCAAAGAACATCCTCAGGGAAATTAGGCAATTTTTTCTTTTCTTCTGTAGATAAATAAACAATAATTGTGCTTTTATCACATATATAACTTAAATTACCAGCTCTATATTCTCCGTCTAAAGAATGACAAGAACGCCAATTATAAGTGTTTTCGCTTGAAGATAAAAAGTCTAATGGATGAATAGAGAAAGTTAAATAACCTTCTATTTTATTTTCTTGGACAATTCTGCTTGCAGCATCTTGTAATTCAGCCAAAAGAGCTTGGTCTTCAATAAAATATCTAAAAGCTTTGATAGATTTAGTACCTTTTTGTATTTTCTTTTTATCTTTTCCAACAAAATAAGCATAATCTGATGATAAACAATTAGCATAAAAATCTTCTGCTGAAAGATAATCTAAGTAATTTAAAAACCCACAGTACTTAACATTATCAATCATATTATATACCATTTCTACAAAAGAGCCAAATTTTTCTTGTTTTTGTGCTTTGCCTATTTCAAAATGCACTTTTTCTGGATAGGTGTACATTATTTCACCCTTTAAAAAATGCTCAGAAAGGTCAGCCTTTGCGGTCTGCCATTTATTAAGCAACTTATCAAGCTTCGGATTAGGAATACCTTGTGAATATGTTATTACTTTTGATATATCTTCTACATTTATTTTCTCTATTAAATTCATTTATTTTCCTTCTTTTCTAAACAAAATGGACAAGTTCCTATTTCAGGAGCCTCTGGAGAATATTTCTCAAATGCGTTGCCACATTCTATACACCAAGCCAAGTTTGGCTCACAGTCGCCGCAACAATATGCAGTGCTTTTATCGTGCTTTACTATTGGTATCATTTCATCTGCCAAGTGATAAGTGTGACAATAATTACATTTTACCACTTCACTTGGACTATTATACCAATCTAAACCATAACCATAAGAATACTTATAAGCGGGTATATATTTAAATGGAGTTTTAAGTTTCTTAGCGTCAGCAAGCATTTTTTTAACTTTTTCTATTGTAGACAACATCTTGCCTACGAACAATACTTCTGCGATAGAATGTTCGTCTCTATATCCAATAGAAAGATTAACTCCAGCCACTTCCCAGCTTGGACAAATTTCACAAATATCACTATAACTGCCAAAATTCCATTCAAAACCAAAAGACTCTACATAATTAACGAACTCTTGATTGTCGCAATTATAGAATACGCAATCATTACTACCTCTGCGGTCGAGCTCTATTATATACTTGAGGTCTTTAAATGGACAATCTAATATTGATACTGCAGTTGCCCCTATGCCGCCTACTTCTTCATCTGTGGTAAAGATAATGTGCGGCCGCAAGCCAGACCTTATGATTTGTACAATTCCGAATACCCCAGCGCGATCATCCGCCCCCAAACCATCGGGAGACCAGATTACATTCTTTGTTTGGTCAAAGAATATTTCCTCCGGCGGGTCTTTGAAAACTGTGTCTAAATGCGCAACTAGGGCGACAGGTATGTCGCCCTCAGCAATTATATACTTATCAGTTTCAATTATTTTCTTGTAGTGTTTTTTTAAGAAATTGCTCATTACTCTTTTAATGGATTTCTGAGAAAGAGAAGCAATTTGTTCAAATGTTTTGTAGTCAGAACTCTTAAAAGTCTTCAATTTCTATTCCACCTTTATATTTTTTCTATAAATATTATACAATAATTTTTATAAAAAATCAATTAGCGTTTTCTAAACTCTCTTTATAGTCTTTAATTAAAGTTGGGTCTGCTAAAAACAATATGCGATTACAGATGCGGCAAGGGCTTCCGGCGACACAACGCTGGCCGCAATGTTTCCTGGTATCCGCAAATTCATCAAATATCATACGATTGTAGGCGTCTGTTTTAATATTAGAGATAATCATATCAACACGCCCAGGCCATTCATGCTTTTCCGCATATATACGATACAAAGCCTCTTCTTTATTTTCTTTGCAGTCTGCAAACTCTATAATATCAAATGTATCTTCATATTTTTCTACATCTTCTGGTCTTATCCAGCTACCTGTTATACCATCTACATTAGGTAAATAACCTTCATGAGCTACATTTGCGTATACTCTCTTTTTGATATTAAACTTTTGAAGTTTTTCAGTTTCAAAGAAAATTGGAGCGCCTATGCGGACTTGGCTTGCTCCGCATTTAACCACAGCTGCAAGCTCCCAAAACGTAGTAATTGTATATCCCCAGAAAAATGGAATTGCGGCCGCTTTGAGTTCCTCAAGACGGGGATCCCGCAAATCGGGAAGGCACAAAATCAACTTGCCTTTGGATAATATGGAATAATCTTTTATTTCAGACATTTCCCACTGCGCGTCGGCAGGCACTTCGAGCATGATGCAGGCGCCAGGGTATTTCTTAGCATAATCAGGTATAGCTCTCCTATCTCTATACTCTATGAATATTTCATCTGCTTTTTTAAGATACTCATGTGAGCACCCTCTTAAATGTAAACTATATTTCATAAAATATTTCACTCCTTTATAAGAATATTATACCAAAATTTTTATGTAAATGCAAAAATAAAGCGAGAGATATCTCTCGCTTTATAAATTATAGTGCTTAAATTATTCAGCATCTACGGGAGCAACAGTAGCGTAGCCCATGAGTTTACGGTCGCCGACTTTAACCTGCTCCTTACGAGCCTTGCCGTTCTTAACAAGCTGGTTAAGACGATATTGAACTTTGGCTGTGGAAATCTCACCATCGAATACTACTTTTTCAGTAATATCAGCGATAGAACAAAGTTCATCGGTAAGAGCCGCCGCAACTGCATCAGTAAGTTCATCACCGGCTACTTTCTTTTCAGCTGCTTTAGCCTTAGCCTTAGCGGCTTTGTTGTCAAGGAGTTCAATCTCGTGACGCATTACATCAGCAAGATTGTCGTGACCTGCTTCTACAAGCACGTCGATGATTGCATTAAAATTGTCTCTTTTTGTTACTTTCTTTTCCATAATTCTTTTTTCCCTTTCATTATTTATTTTCTTTTTTATTTTCTATAAATATTATATACTATTTTTTTTAAAAAATCAAAAATAGTACCTAAATCTAGCCAATCCTGTTTCAGTAAGGTCTTCTTTTAAGATATAATACCAGCCATTTTTATCTTTACGAGGAGAAGATATTTTAAAAAGTTCATTCCAGAAAGATCCTCCTTCTAACGGAGTATAATAATAATAGGTAATAAGTTCTGTATTTAGAACATTATCTTTTAAGTCTTCTTTATCAGCAAAATTAAATGGAGTTAAATCTTCAAGATAATGAGGAATGTCTAAAACCTCATCATTGCCCGCAAGTCTGTCATAACACTCTTGACATAAACAGTCGTCATCAACATATATAGCATCATCTTCATAGATAGATCTGTCACAATTTGCACAGATGTCACAACAATCGGCTGGATTACAATTATAACATTCTAATAAACCCTCTTCTGAGTTTATATGACCAAATTCATGGTAACCGCAACGCATACACTCAGCATCACCAGAATAACAATAATGCTTATTTTTTTCACCTATTACTGTTTTATCAGTTGTGGGGTTAATGGCTATAAAATGGTCAGTAGTACCGAAATCATTATACATAGTGTTAGTTTCAAAAGTCAAGTTTACCAATTTACCCTGAATTTCTTCTTCTTTGTAATTATGTTCATATTTAGATACTGGTACATCTTCACCCCAACCGCTTAATTTAGCCAACTCTTTGATTGCGGCTTCAGTCAACATATTATTTTGATAAGGATAACCCTTTATACTTACTATAAAGTCCTTATCTACTATAAATAAGCTACGCCATTTTTTACTATTCCACTCATGGCAGCCGCAATATTTAAGTGTGTTATTTGATGAAGAAAGATATGCAACTACCACACAAGGTGAATTCATCATTTCCACTGTGCCTTGACAATATTCTCCGCAATCCATCCAGCTCATACAACTAGTCCAATTTTCTGAGTTGTCGCTCATGGTCATATAATCAAGAGGGTGGATAGATAAACATAACTCACCTTTAAGCTTCTTCTGATTAAGGCATAAAGAGTGTTGCAAACGGAAATACTCAAAATCGGTTATACCCTCTTCATCCGGCTCCATACCAATATTAAAATATTTAGCAATTTTTGCTATATATTTAAGTGGTTTACTACCGGCACAGGCTTTTATGAGTTTATCTCCAAGTTGAATTTCAACAGCTTTGTCGAGTTTATTGTCTGCCAAATAAAAAGAACTAAATAAAACCCATACTGCGTGACCACTATAAGGCCATTGCCATGAAGGTAAATCGTCAAATTGTTTTTCATAAGCTCTTTTTAGTTTATTATAAAAACGCATTACTCTATCATTACAATTAAGAAGGTTTATTATTTTACTAACAATTTGGTCTGTTCCTTCTTTATATTCTATATTTTTAGATATAATCAATTTGTCACCAAATATTTTTTGCAAATATTTAGATTTAGCTTCGTTCCAGGGTTGGAGAAGTTGAGTTAATGATGTGCTAAAATAACCTAAATTATAATCTATATAATTTCCTATTAAATTCTTATCATTTTCAGTTAACAATTCATAAGCCATAAACTTAAATTACCTTCCTTATCTTTACTTTCTATAAATATTATATAATAATTTTTATGTAAAATCAATTAGGCTCCAAGAGGAGCCTATATTGGTTTATTTCTTCAAATATTTGCACAGGTTATCAAAATGCCAAGCCATTTTTAGTACCCCGTAAGCTCATATAGAATGTTTTGAATTTCTGAATAAGTTAATTCAAGACCTGCGGCCGCAGCTTCCTCGCGGATAACATCCTCATCTATTGGTTTCCATGAAGGGCGCTCCCGCAAAGTTTTCTTTAATCGGTTTTTCTTTCCCTCGTGGGTGGGTATATCGCCCTCACATTCAGCTGCGTACATCGTAAAAGCTAACGAAGGATTACCTGTTACTGGGTCTATTAGCATATTATTTCCTCCTTAAGTCGCATAACATAAATGATATAAAGAAATATCGCACTCTATAAAAAGTTCTAAATATTTATCTGGGGTTTTGAGTCTTAATTCAGCTATTTTATCTTTATTTCGAGCGAAATTCTCAAAACAATCAACTTTAGCTTCATCATAGCAGCTAGTTTGTGATACTATTATACCAACATACATGAAACCATCGTCTCTGTATGGGTCATATATTACACCCCAGCCAATATCTTCTAATTCCCCTATATCTTCATAGGTGAATAGATTTCTTATTTGCGTACAATCATAGCCATAAATTAAAGCGGATTTATAATCAACAGACATAAATTACTTCCTCATTGCTATGTTGTATTTAATTACGGCATATATAATAAGAGCTGCCGCAAATGCTATTACTGCATAATCCATAGTCAATTTTCCTTTCTTTATTTTCTCTATAATTATTATATCATAATTTTTATAAAAAATCAATATGTAAAAAAATGGTAGTTATTCACTACCATTTGGAAGGGGTATATAATCGATATCTTCAACACCATCTTCATAGAACACACCAAACCAAAAGTTATCGCCCCATTTTTTATATTTTCTTAATGAATTATTAAATGAAACTACATCATTATAAACGCCACCGTTAATTAAGAAATTTTCATCGCTCTTGGTTTGTTCAAGACGATACACAATAGCATTGCGTTCTTCTATTTTGTTATTTAGA